AAGTGAAGCTGTTGATGCTGGTCCGTATACAAAAATTTCAGGATTAGATTGGAGCGACTCCGGAGCATTTTATATTTTTGTTGGAAAAGTAATTGCTAAACATAGAGAGCTTGTCAAAGCAGGAATTATAAGTTTTGATTTGAGGTGCGGAGCAGATTGGAACGGTAACGGAAGCACCAAAGACCAAAACTTTAATGATCTTCCGCATTTTGAAGGTTCCAATTTTAAAACGATTGTAGATTAATTTTTATTATTTTTTATTCTATATTCCCTATCCTCTTTTTGCTCCGCTCCAATTCTATACTTTTGCTTTGCTGTTAGTATTTGATCAGTTTCTCCGGACGCTCCTGTTTCTATAAAATTTATTTTTTTACCTGATTTTAAAAATTCTTTTGTTTGCCTTTCTATCTCTTCTCTTTCCAATTGTTTAACAGCTTTTCCGTAAGGGTCTTTGTGTTTTAAATTTGTCCTACGATTCATTTCTTTTATTTCGTTTCTTTGAGAATTGCTCAAAGAAGTTATAGATTTATTCGTCATGCTTTTCTCTCCATGAAACAGCAACAGCCTCTCTAGGCTTTTTTGATTTTGTGTATTCTTCAAATTCAACTCTAATATGTTTTCCAATATATTTTTCTTTGTCTATTAATATTTGCTTTTTTTCTTGATGTGTCCCAGGAGCCGAAATAGTAAATTTAACTCCCTGATCTGTTTCGCAAACAAGCCTTCCCCATCCATCAACCGACGGAATTATATTCGTGACCAGAAATTCATCGTCCAGAATAAAGCTTTCTCCAGTGCTTCTTCTTTTGACTTTCATTATGGCTTTTTTGCTTCTTTGTCCGTCTAAGTATTCTGAGTCTGGCTGGCGAATCATCAGTCCTTCATATCCTTCTGACAAAGCTTTTTTCAACAACGGAAGAACATTGAATTTTCCATAGAGCCTAGCTGTCGGTGCTAGAACAACTCGTTTGCAATTTGCGTTTAGATCTAGTCTTTTCAAAAATTCATATCTTCTTTCAAAGGAGCCTTCTATAATCGTGTCGAAGCAAACGAAAGTCAAAAATTTTGAATTATCTTGATGCTTGCGAACCCAGCTAGAAATTGTTTGAAGTGCTGTTCCATGATGATAAAGCTCTCCATCTAAAATCACTCCTTCAGGAATATTTATTTCTTCTAAAATTTCCGGAATGCTCTCAATAATTTTCCCATTTTTTGAGTAAGCAATATTTTTTCCAGCGTCATTTATTATCATGCATCTGTGTCCGTTGTATTTGTTTTGCAAAAACAGATCACCGCATGGGACGTCCTGTAGTGCCTTCAGAGCGACTGCGCTCATTGGCCGAGGGTATCCCAATAAATTTGTGCGCTTTGCGCTAGTGGCCTCCTGTGCGCTCCTACAGTATCCAGCGTCTAGCTTTTTGTTTATTCTGCTCTGCATACGCATGGAAATTTGCTCAGCCTCGGTACGGCTTGCAAGACCAAAGGGGACGGGTTCAGAATTTTCTTGAATTTCACCATCAACTTCTCCGTACTCCATACAAAGCATATTTCTTTCGCTCCATATAGACCACCTCCTTAATTTCTTTTTTGAATCTAAAGCAAATAAATCTACACGATCATCCATTATTCGCTGACCTCTGGAAAATTTTTCATTTCTTCAGACATCGTTTTTTCTTTTTTGAAAGTGTCAATTTGATCTTTCAGGTTTTCGCATCCTATTGCGTGACAGTCAATTGCATATCTCAACATTAAATTTACAGCTTTCGATTTGTCTGTGAATGTTATTATTTTGTCAAACCGACTTGGAGATAATTCTTTTAATGCTGCTGCGTATCCCAATTCAAAAATTGTTCCAGTGTCGTGCCAGTCAAGTACGACTATCATGCTTTTGCAGTCTCTTATATTATCTACATTAGACTTATATATGTGATGCATTTTGTTTTTCTTTTCTTCGGCTGTCATCTCTTTTATGACTCCAATATGCCTAGGAGAAAAAAACTCTATCCCCAAGCTCCCAAGAACGCCTTCGATTTTTTTCACAACTGACAATTGATCTTCTGTGAAAAATGGTGATGCAATATATATCTTCATATCATAATTCCTTATTTGATTTTTGAAAATTGGCTTCAGAGACCGCCATGATTTCAGACCTCCAAAACATCGGCCTCTCATCTTTCTTCCACTGCATTGTCATTTCATGTATATGACTTTCTTTCAATTTTGCTCCAGTTATTCTTGCGTGGATTGGACACGGAGCATTTGGGTCTTTTTGTGTAAGTCTTAGCTCTGCATCTTTTTCAAAAGGACAACTCCCGTCATGGCAAGGCAATGAACTAGAGCCTAGATTAAGCATATTTTCAATTTTATTTATTAGAGGAGACCACAAATTATATTGCGCGACCCAGCAGCTTCTATTTCTAATTATTTGAATTGCATCTTTTTTTGAGCAGATTATTTTCACATCGAATATAGTGCTTTGGTTTGCGAAGATAATAGAATTATTTTTCATCATTGACATCATATTGTCCTGTATCAAAATGCCCCTATGCCTTATCAATTGCGCTCTAAGAGAAAATGAAATGCTTGCCGAGACAACGATCACATCACCAATAGTACCTTCTTCATTATTTTCTATTTCCCTAAAAATATCTGCTTTTTTGAATTTTGAATAATCAATTGCTTCACTTGGATAACCCAAACTGCTTGCTACCATTTCCATTTCTGATATAAATTCTGATATCATTATTTTTAAGTGATTGTAATCACCGCTTTCCTGCATTGATCGCAGGAATGAAATAATGTGAATTATTTCCCTTACGCTTATTCTTAGATTATATTTTGTAATAGACATTATTGGGAGGCTCATTCTAAAGTCGTCTTGTCTTTCTGTTTTAGAACTTTCAATCATTTCATTGCGAACCAGTTGAAAATATTCATTTTCATAATCTCCAATCCATTCAGGCATTTTGAATTCTAGTATATTTTGAACGCGACTTGTTTGCGCCCACATGACATGATTACGCATAGAAGTAAAAAATTCTCTTTCTAATATTGTAGATTGAACAAACAAAAAAGCTCCAGTGAATTCATTAACTGGCAAGTCTAATTGCTTGACCATTTCGTGATCCAAAGTGTCTATATCTTCTGCAGGACGAGAGTTTACCCATGCTATTGAAGACAAGTGGGCTAATGTTTGATTATGCTTTTTGTGCTCATTTACTATATGTATTTTCATTTTTATTTACCTTGTATTTCATTGATTAATTTTTCACATTCTTTTTGCATTTCATTAAGAAATTCTGATCCTTCTATACTGTATATTGATTTGATTTTTTGTATTCTTTTCGGAAGATTTTTAGACATGACTTTTGAAATACTTCTCATAGTAAGGTTTCCTCGCAAGACAACCTCATCATGTATTTTGTATAAAACTGCAAGGCAATCGCAAAGGGATACTATAGACCCCTCTCGGCCTTGTTTTGAATTCTTCCATATCAAATATAAATTTTTCTCTCCAGTCAAGTCCTCTGAAATAAAAGATACAGCTTCATCTTCCATTTCACCTATCATTGATCTTAGACTCTCACTGTAGTATTTTACTGGCATGGCTATATCACCAGTTGCTACTTCATCTATGTCATGCATCAATGCTTTTTCTAGAAGAATTTTTACATCTATTTCTAATTTATTTTCTTTCATCAAAGATTCAGCTATAAAATAAGACATCATTCCAACAAAAGCAGTATGCTCTAAAACAGATTCTTCATTCACCATTCTAAAATCTGAGTACCTTTTAACTGAAGCTAATTTTCCTATCGTGTTCATAAATTTTACTGAACTCATTCTAATCACCTCCAACCATTGATTCATCTAGTTTCATTATTTCGCTTATTACTAAATATCTACTCTGGTGCTTTATCTCTCCTTTGATTAAAAACCAGTCCTGATCAACAACTCCATTCTCTGCTATCCATCTACCTTGATCTTCATATTTAAATCTACCTATACTACACATAATATTATCAGTGTCGTCTTCAATTTTTATAGCTAGTTCTAAAGTATTTTCTTCTAGAACTTTGCCGCCTCTTTTTTGCAAGTTTACATATTCATTCAAGTCACGGATGTTTTTGCTTGTCAACTTTCCTATCAATAAATATTTTCCCTTGCCTTGAGCTTCAATAATTTTAGATGGAGAAGAAGAAAGTCCGTATGCTTCTGGTCTTTTATATATATCTCCCCAGTAATGATCTGCAGGATATAAAATGTCAAATGGAGTTACTGCATTTATCATCTTGGAAATAATACCTGCTGAAAGCTTTTCGCCTGAAGCGCGAGCTTCTATTATTTTGTTTGCTGCTGCTGGCCCTACACCATGAATATTAAGTAATCCTCCAACCACTAATCCATTAGAATTAACCGACCAATTTTTTAGAGATTCATCTGGGTCTATAGTTATATATTCAACTCCGTCGTGCTTCACTGCGTCCCTCAAAATTTTAAGTGCGCTGTCGTCATCTTTTGCATTATTTAGATTAGCGACAGTGAATTCTTTTGGATAGCGAGCCTTCATGTATGCACACCAAAATGATATCAATGCGTATGCGACAGCATGACTCTTGTTGAAAGCATAGTTGCCTCCATAGCAAACTTCATTCCAAATGAATTTAGAATCTTCTTCGCTGTATCCATTTTCTTTCGCTCCAATCATAAATTTTTCTTTGTATCTCCCAAAAAATTCTTCTCCAAGGGATTTGCTCAACGCCTTTCTCAGCTTGTTCACATCGGTCCAGCTCATGTTTCCAATTTCGCGACAGATATTTAATATCTGCTCTTGATATATAACTACTCCAAAAGTTGGTCCAGTTACTTTTTCGTGCAGAACCCCTTTATACTGAGGCTCTTCTTCTCCGGATCTATATTTTACATATCTTGCTGCTCCACCTGAATACAAAGCTCCAGGTCGTGCTAGTGCTGTGATTGCAACTATGTCATTGAATTCTCTAACGCCCATTTTTCTAGTTAGAGACATTAGAGAATATCCCTCAAACTGAAATATTCCATTTGTTCTCATTTCATTAAATATTTCAAATGACCTTTTGTCTTCAACTGGAAGCGAATAAAAATCCATGTGATTCATGCCGACCATCTTAGCGCACTCGCCAAGAATTGTGAGCGTCCGCAGACCGAGCACATCTATCTTTAGCAAATTCAAATATTCTGCTTCTACTTTGTCAACCATTACAGTATTATCTCTGCTGCTCACTCCAGCATATTTTGCTATCGGTTCATTGCAAACTATTATTCCTGCTGCATGAACGCTGCTATGCCTAGGATGACCCTCAATTAGAGAAACTGCTTTCATGGAAGGGAATTTCCTTACAAATTCTTTTCCAATCTCTGTTGTTTCAAAAGTGTCCATCATGCAGAAAGCTGCTCTGCTGTCCCCTCCAGATCTTTCTATTATTGCATTCTTCAAAGCTTCCGTTTCATAAGGTGGTATCTGCAAAGCTTTTGCGAATTCTCCTATCGCGCCTTTCGGTTGCATTGTTGAAATATTTGCGATGTGAGCGACACTATCTTGCCCGTAAACTCTTACAAGTTCTTTGATTACAGAATCCCTCTTGTCGTCTGGGAAATCAATGTCTATGTCTGGAAGATCGTGTCTATTTATATCAATGAATCTTTCAAACAACAGTCCGTAAACTATGGGGTCAATCTCTGTTATCCCCATCAAATAACATACTAAAGATCCAGCAGAGCTTCCACGGGAAGGACCTACTAGCATTTTCTTTTTCGCTTTGCTTATCATGTTTGCGACTACAAGAAAATAGTCTTGGAAATTACGACCCTCTATCAATTCCAATTCTGTTTTTAGTCGGTCTGCGTAAACACCATTCTCTATGTCTATTTTCTTTTTCTTTGCTCCGGTCTTGCAAAGAAATCTTACTGTTTCTTTCCCAGTGTATTTTATCATCGGGGCTTTTTGTAAAACTATTTCGCACTGTGATGATATTTCATGCGTATTGTCAATTGCATCTTGTTCGCCTGGATAAATTTCACTCCACTCGAAAGTAGAAAGTATATGTTGTTGATAGGTTTGATTAGAATTTCCTCTTGGTCTTGTAAAAATATCATAGACCTCATGATGCGTCGGCTTTGGATAATGATTATTTATGATAGCTACTTTCGGTATTGAATTTATATTGCGAATAATTTTTGGAGTTGTAGTTGTCAATGCGATATAATCAATTCGCTTTTCTTCTTTAAAATTCTCTGCGACAACTATTACATTTTCAGTCAGTTTATAAACATCTTTTAGACTTATATTTCCCCTGTAATAGAAATTGTCATAATATTTTTTCACAAGAGAATATATTTCTGAAAGTCCTATATTATTCTTTGCTATGAAAATATATTCGCAGCCGAATTGCCCTCTAGGTTTTACTTTTTCTGATGCGTTTTCAACAACTGTTAGTCTTACAGCGTATATAAATTTTATCCCAATTTCAGCACACTTTTTTTCTGCTATTGGATGCATGAAAGTGTTTCCTGAATCTGCTGTTCCTATAACTTTATTTTCAAGTCCGTATGAAAGTATTTCGTCAGGGTGTCCGTATACGCTTTTGAAACTGAATCCTGTTCTCAAAGCCAAATGAATAATTTCTTTCATACGAACTCCATTTCATTTAGCCATCTATAGCAGTCTATTGTGGCTTTTGTATCAGCGTCTGATCTATGCGCTCCCTCATGCGTTTTTCCAGTTGCAAGAAAATACAATTGAGAAAGTTTCAGCCTTTTATTTTCAATAGGAAATGAAATTTCTACAGTGCAATGACGAACTGGAGGCCATGGAAAATAATGCTCCATAGCCAGCCTTCTCAATTCAAATTTCAATACATCCATATCAAAATTCACATTGTGACCAACAATATGAGTAGTGCCGAAAATAAACTTTGTAATCTCATTTCTTTTCTGAAGAAATGTTGGCTTGCCCCTGAGCGTTTCGTCACTGATGCCAGTTATGCGAGTAATAATTTCTGGAACAGGAATAGGAATGCTGAACAAAGAATGAAATTCATCAACTATTTTTAGATCATCGTCTGTTTTTATCAAACTTAGCTCAGTCATGTGTGGCTGCAAATCAATGTCGGAGCTGTCTGGCGAAAGAAGACCTGTAGTTTCTGTATCTAGAAAAACGTATGTTCTTTTCATGCGTCATCAAGCTCCTGTGGTTTTCTCTTTAGATTAGACAATCGTATGCGCTTTTCATTGTCAAGCTCCTTGAGCATTTGCGCGTAAACAGAAATATCATCCAGGGAATCGTCGTGTCCAGAATCTATGAAATTATTTGAGTAACGAACTAGCTTGCCAACGATGTAATTCAGTATTGAAAAGCGATTGAAATCTTCTGCTGTGCTTAGAATAATAGGCTTCTCAAAAAGCGCATCAATGACCGCTCCCTTCAGCTTGTAACCCTCTCCATAAATCTTGCCTCGCTCTTCAAATAATTCTGCAATTTTGTGTAATTCTTCTGTCACATTCATAGGGGCGTCCTCGCTGTAAGTTTTATATTGAATCCTAGAAATTCAGAAGTATCAACAATGCAATCAACATAGTGACGCTCTGTGCCATCTTGTCTTTTGTTAGTATGATTTTGAGACTGAGTCATTTGTATTTCTTTGTACCCATGAATTTCAACAAGATTATGGCGAATTATTTTAAGTTCTGTGAAGCTCTCGCAATAAACGCCTATGTGACTTAGAAAACTTTTATTGTTGCTACGCTCATTTTGGTGCCAATGTCTTGCGTCTTTGCTTTCTATAAGCTCAAGCTCATTACACTCCTTTAACATTTCATAGTCAAAAGAAAGTTTTATTGGAACATTGTCTGCAAAGTTTTTTCCAAACTTACCTGTCATGGTCAGCTCGTCTTCCATTTCAAATTTTGCTCCCAGTCCAGTCAATAATTCTTTTGCCCTCTCCAGGTCCGGCACACAAAAAGCAATTTGATTTAACTTCATGATAACTTCTCCACAACCGCTATTTCCAATCCCTCTGGCGACATAATAACTCCTATAATATAACTATTTCCGACAGAAGATTTGTGTCTGTGATAACGCGCATGGTATCCCATCAGCATTGATTTATCGCACATTTCAATTGCATTGTCAACGTAGAATCCGACGTGTCCAAATGCTCTTCCGCTTTCCTCTTGTATGTCAACTCCGTAATTGTAAGTAATCTCTAATTTTATTCCAGAATTTTTTTCCAACATGAATACCAGTTTGTAATTGTCTGATGGATGGTCATCAATAGAATCAACCTGCATACCGAATACAGTTTCGTAAAATAAAACCGATTTATCAATATCGGGCGTTCTGAACATTACATGATCCATTCTAATCATAGCTCTATGCCCCGTATTGAATATCGCAACCTGATAAAAAGAAATGCCTCTCCTTGGTTGACAGAAGGAAGGCAATAAATTCTGCTAGTGTATTTGGATCTGTCTGTACTCCAGTTGTCAAAGCTTCGTTTTGATATTTTTCAGAAGCCTCTGGCGTCCATCCACGCATATTTGGTATCGCTTCGTCAACAAACTTGCTCATCTCTGTTCCCTTCAATTTATTCGGGCTGACAGAGAAAACAGTTATTCCATATTTTTTTGTAAGCTCGTGTGCCATTTGCTTCGTAATCATTTTTGCTGCCGCCTTGCTTGCATTGTATGCCAAAGAACATCGCATTGGAACTCGTGCCGCATTTGAAACTATATTAAGAACTGTCCCTCCATATTGTCCATAGCCTTTTAAAATTTCCAAAAGGTTTTGGGTCATTTGATAAGTAGCTTTTGCATTCACGTTCATAAGATTATCAAATTCCTCTACTGTAGAATCTTCAAACCAACTATTCATATTCATGCCAGCGCAATTTACAAGAGCATAAAGAACACCATCATTTCCGACAATATTTTTTATTGAGTCGCATAGATTTTTAATAGATGCGGTATCTGATAAATCGCATGAAAGACAAACATCAATTCCGTATGGATAAAGCGGAACTAGATCTGTTTCGCACCACTGCGAGTTTGGAACTGCTACCGCGATTATTCTGCAGTCATCTCCCATCTGTTTCTTAATTTGCTTCGCAATCATGTATCCTAGATTCCCAACGGAGCT